GAGATCATCCAAGGGGTTGAATTCCGCGACGGCATCAAGCACGAAATCAAAGCCGCCTGATCGCGCCGTCACCAACTTTCGAGCATAGCTCGGCTTAAACCCGACGACCGTACCAGCGAATCCGGCCAACAATGTTGACCTCATCGAGAAGGCATTCATAGGGCGAGTAGTTGGGGTTGTCGGAGGTGACGCGAATGCGCGGCGGTTCGCTGGACGGAATGTGCTCAATCCGCTTGGCCATCAGCCCCATGCCATCGTGCAATACGAAAAGCCCTGGCGGATAGGGCGACTTGCGCCCCATATCGACCAGGATCGTATCGCCATCATTCAGTGTGGGCACCATGCTGTCCCCAGTGACACGGAGGATCCTAAGATTTTTCGGGTTGGCCTCTAACTCATCTTCAATCCAGGACAGCCGGAAATGATAGAGCTTGCTGGCCTGTTCATCCTCGCCATGCACGATTGTGCCGCCACCCGCTGAGGCCTTCGCCTTGACGCCAGAAATGCCGACGAAGGTCGTGTCTGGAGAATAGATTTTGGGGGCTTCACCCTCTATCGTTCCATCACCGTCGATCAGCCAGTCAACATCGACCTTCAAGACCTCTGCAACCTTCTGCAGCTTGGCACGGCTCGGCCGCACGGACTTGCCGCGGATGATGTCGTAGATGAAGGAACGGTTCAGGCCTGAGGCCTCGGCCACCGCTGCAGGCGTCATGTCGAGCTGAAACGCGCGAGCCTTCAGTCGCTGTGCGATGTTCGTGACGATCATGGTTATCCCCAGTCAGTTGTGGACTAAGTTGGATATCTATTCTGTTGAAAATGGACAGTCAAATAGATAAGAACAATGCATGAACAAGAAGGGGGTGCTGCCAGTGTTGATTCCACGAGACTATTTCACCCTACAGGAGGTTCTGGCGGACTGGGGCATCTCCGAGTCGGAGCTGGGCTACGTTGTGGAGATGGGCCAGCTGACCCTGTCGGTCCGCGTCTATGGCTCCTTTGTGGTCGCCGATCGGAAGGATCGGCCTGGCCGGTGCAATCCTGATTTCGAGGGCGTTGTGGATCTAGAGCGACGTGACGCCATGCGCGTGTTGCGAAAGCAGGCCTGTTCTGTGCCGTCCTTTGTACAAAACGGCGGCATGGTGACATCCTCGGAGGGCAGCACAGATTGGGTGGTCTACCGTGATGCGCTTCTTGTGCGCGCCGCAGAGCGCGAGCATTTTGAAGCGACGATCATGGCCGCAGACGCCCCCCATGCCAATGATTATGATCGGTTTTTGTCGTTTGACCTGAATGGACAGCACTACCTTTTTACAGACATGCAGGCGCGAGCTTTGAACTATTTGTTCATCTGCGCCATCACGGGTGACCCGGAGCAGCGCGGCGCTCAGATCTTGGCGGCGGCAGGGTCGACCTCATTGAAACTCAGCTATTTGTTTTCCAGCCGGAAGGGGTGGCGCGACATCGTGCATCCCGTCGCAAAGCGCCGGGGGTATTACATGCTCGAACCCGCCTTGGTGGTGACGATGCGCGTGGGCCCCTGATGCCGAACCTCACGCTGAACAGGCCCGCTTCACGCGGGCTTTTTTGTGTCCAGCGCTCATCGTGATTCGATTTTGTCGCTCATTGTGTAGCCCCCTTCGGTCGGTGTTCGGTCGGAGCTTTGTCGGTGATTGGTTGGTGTTGGGTTGGAGCTCCGACCGAAAATTTATCGGGCATTGATTTTCCAACAAAAATTAATTTCTTCCACCGACCATTCGTGCCACGACCTCCAACCCAAGGGTTTGGCAAGTTGCCCTCATCAACTCGATGAGGACCGCCATGGAACAAGATCACACCCTATTGAGCACGAAGCTCTTGTCCCGGCGCTGGAATATTGCGCCGCGCACCTTGGAACGTTGGCGCGCCGAAGGTCGTGGCCCGCAATTCGTTCGGATTGGTCGGCATGTGCGCTATCGCCAAATTGATATCCAGGCCTTTGAGGCCAAGCATATCGAGACCGCTGGACCAGCGCCGACCCTGACTGTTGTCGAGTGCGCCGCATGATCGCGCATCTCTCAACCAGTGCACCCATAGTTTCGGAAATCACGTTGATGGCGTGGGTTGATGTTGCCGAGCCCGGCGCGCGCCTTGTCTATCACCGAGGATTTCTCGTGGTCGACACGACGCCCGATGTCTCGACGCTCGGCAAACCCGCGCTCGAGGATCTGCGCGCCACGGCAAACGCAGCGTACCGGCTTTCTGAGCTCGGCCGCATACACCTTGTTCAGGAACGCCTTGGCCCGGACCGGTTCGCTTATCTCGCCATCGCCCGCCCGCACAAGGGCACCGTTCCATCCGCTTCAGTGAAGCAGCTGGCGGCAGCTGCCTGAACCATCCCCCGAAAAGGAGCCCCAATGACTTATCCCGAAAACACCCCGAGCGTGGACGACATGCTCAACATGTCGACTGGCGATCTGGCTCAGATGCCGGTGGAGTTGCTGGCCGCTCTTCAAGGCGAGCTTGATCACGCGAGCAAACAACTGAAGGCCGCGACCGCCCGGTTCAGCGCCGCCCTTGAGGTGCGCTACGCCACCCGTGCTGCCGAGGCCCGCCGCGCCTGCGGCAAGGATACGGGCACGGTGCGTCTGGTCGACGGGGACTACACCGTGGTGGCCGATCTGCCGAAGCGCGTCGACTGGGACCAGGAAAAGCTGGCACAGATCGCTCGAAACATCGCTAACAGCGGCGAGGACCCGGCCGAGTTTATCGACACCAAGCTGACTGTCTCGGAGCGCAAATATGGCGCGCTGCCGGAGGCCTGGCGCAAGGGCTTTGAGCCTGCGCGCACGGTGAAGGTGGGCGCGCTTAAGGTCACTCTTGCGAGAGGAGACGCAGCATGAGCCTTCGCATCCTATCCGCCGATGAGCGCCTCGCCGAGGCGCAGGGCAAGACCACCGTGGCGCTGTTTGGTCCAAGCGGCCACGGCAAGACAACGTTGGTAAAGACGCTGCCGGCTGCGCAAACTGTCTGCATCGATCTCGAAGCTGGGCTGAAATCGGTTCAGGATTGGCGCGGCGACAGCTTGCCAATCCGTCGCTTTGCCGATGCCGTCGACATTGCCTGCCTGATTGGCGGAGCAAACCCTGCAGCGCAGCCCGATGAGCACTTTTCCGAGGCCCATTATGCGCATCTGCGCGGGCAGCACCCCGAACTTGCAGCGCGTCTGGATGCAAAAAGCATCGTCTTTGTAGACAGCATCACAGATCTGACCCGTCAGGCGATGGCCTGGGCCAAGACCCGGCCGGAGGCGCTGTCGGACCGCACGGGCAAGCCGGATACACGGGGCGCCTACGGCCTTTTGGCCCGTGAAGTCATAGGGCTCCTGAAGCACCTGCAGCATGCACCAGGTAAAACAGTGATTTTCGTCGGCATCCTCGAACGGCTGACCGATGAGATGAACCGCACCATCTGGCAGCCACAAATGGAAGGCGGCAAGGCCGCGCGCGAGCTGCCCGGCATCGTCGATCAGGTGATGACGCTGAGCCTGTTCAGCCGGGAAGAAGCGCCCGACGGAGGTGTCACATGGCGCCATGATCCGGACAAGGGCCAGGAGCGCCGCCTTGTCTGCCGTTCCGGCAATCCCTGGGGCCTGCCGGCCAAGGACCGTTCTGGCCGCCTCGACATGACCGAGCCGCCTGACCTGGGCGCGCTTCTCTCCAAAATCAATCAACCCCTGAAAGGATAATCCGATGACCTTTGACATGAACGATGTGGCGCCGCAGCAATCCGGCGACCTGATCCCTGACGGCACCTTCGCCAAGGTGACCATGTCCATCCGTAAAGGTGGCGTGGACGGAATTAGCGAGGTGGATCGTGGCCTCCTCAAACCCTCGAACCAGCCCGGAAGCGATGTGCGGATGGTGGATGCGGAGTTCACGGTGGCCGAAGGGCCATTTGCTCGGCGGAAGTTCTGGCAGAATTTCACCGTGCAGGGCGGCAAGCTCGACGAGCAGGGTCAGTCTGTCGGCTGGAAAATCTCGAAAAGCCAATTTCGGGCGATGATCGACAGCGCCCTTGGGCTGAACCCGGAGGATATGAGCGAGGCGGCCAAGGCCAAACGCGTGCTGCGCGGCCTCGCTGATCTCGATGGCATCACCTTCGTGGCCAAGATCCAGGTCGAGCCCAACCGGAACCCGGCCTACAAGGACGCCAACAAGCTCGACCATGTGGTCCTGCCCACCGCACCGGAATGGCAAAAGGTCATGGCAGGGGAACAGGTTACGGCACAGCCGTCAAACCGTCCGCGCCCTGCAGCTGCGGCGCCAGCATCTGCAGCGCCAGCTTGGGGACAATCGCAGCCTGCCAGCAGCGCTTCGACCCCTGCATGGTCCACCGGGTCATCTCAACTCAGCGGTCAGTCGGCGGCACCTGCTGAAGCAGCCAAACCCGCTGGTGGCCCTGCCTGGTTGAACCCGTGAGCCCGGATGACTGGCAGGCGCATGTCACCACCGAGGCGGCCCTTGCCATGGGGCATTGGTTGGAAGCGCGGGGGCGGCTCGACCGCCCCATCGCCAGCCTCTCGCGAAAGGATCTCGAATGCATGGCGTCAAACGCGATCAGCCGCTTCATCGTGCTGGCCTCGGAACGCAGGACACGAGGACCCGATCCAGAGGAACGCGCAGCACTCGACCTGCTGCTCATGGGGTAAGCCGCGCAAGTCTGGCTCGCCGCATGCCCTGCGCTCTTTGCGGGAGGGAAGCCCGGGGCTTCGGCTACTGCCATCAGCTGCAATGGGACCGCAATCCCCATCACCGATTTTGTTCGATGGCCTGCCTCACCGTGGGCAGCGCCATCGCCCGGAGGAATTTTGGAATGATTGACAAGACCGACATGGAAATCCGCGCGATCCGCGAGGCGCGGCGCGATCTGGCCGAGGCGCTGACGGAGATGGGGCTGATGAATGCCTTCTTCGACCGTTCGGCTGAGGACATCGATCGGCTGATCGAGGCCTGCGTGGACGGGTTTCAGGGGGCGATGCAGCGCCAGTCTGATGCCGGCGAAATACCGTTTTGAGGAATTGAGAATGCTCGACCTAAACCACCACTCTGGCTTCGTTTACGGGCGCGGCAGTACTGATCCAATGCCGCTTGGGGCAAGGATCAATGCCCATATCGACAGCGCTCTTGTGGCCGAACGCGATACCCAACGTCCCCGCGACTATCTTGGTGCCAGCCGCATCGGTGAGCCTTGTGCGCGGCGACTGGTTTATGAATTCACCAAAATACCGGTTGATCCTGGCAAGGAATTTGCTGGGCAGACTTTGCGTATATTCGAGGCCGGCCACGTTTTCGAGGATTTGGCCATCCGCTGGCTGAGAGCGGCCGGCTTTGATCTACGCACAGAAAAGCGCGGCGGTGGCCAATTTGGCTTCGAGACCGCGGGCGGGCGCATCCGTGGTCATGTCGACGGGGTCATCGTTGGTGGCCCCAACGTTGAAATTTCCTGGCCCGCGCTCTGGGAGCACAAGGCGCTCAAAGCCTCGAGCTGGAACGACACGGCCAAGAAAGGCGTGCGGGTCTCGAAACCGGTCTATTTCGCGCAGATGCAGATCTACATGGCCTATATGGGCCTCGATGTCGCGCTGTTCACCGCGCTGAACAAGGATACTTGCGAGCTTTACCACGAGTATGTGCCGCTTGACGCCGCCGAGGCGCAGGCGCTGTCGGACAAGGCCGTGGACGTGTTGCGTGCGGCAGATGCGGGCGAATTGCTGTCCCGCATTGCTGCGCACGCCGATTTCTACCTCTGCCGTTTCTGCCCCTTCAGTGCGCGTTGCTGGTCGGAGGAACGTCCATGAGCATCACCGTTTCTGAGGCGCAAGCAAAAGCGATCCGGGGCATTCGCGATTGGTTTCTGCATCGCACGCATAAACAGCAGGTTTTTCGGACGTTCGGCTATGCAGGGACTGGCAAAACCACGATTACATCGATGGCAATTGACGCGCTTGGGCTCCAGCCTATGACGCCGGGCGGTCTCGGTGGTGTTCTTTTTGCCGCCTTTACCGGCAAAGCCGTGCACGTCATGACGCAAAAGGGAACGCCCGCACAAACGATTCACAGCCTGATTTATCGCTTATCGGAGGCCACGCCCGAAGAGATTGCTCGCACAACGGAAGAGTTGGCTGCTCTGGAACGCGACCTACCCAGAATGGGTGTTGGTGAGCGTGGGTTTGCGCAGGCGCAGATTGCGCAGCTGAAACAGCGGCTCGATCATATCCATGAACTGCGGTTTGTGTTGAACTCACAATCGGCGCTCCGTGACGCTGATCTCCTCGTCCTCGATGAAGTGTCGATGGTCGGCGAAGACATGGCACATGATCTTCTGTCCTTTGGTAAACCCATCCTGGTGCTCGGTGACCCAGGCCAACTCGCACCCGTTCGAGGAACTGGGTTTTTTACACAAGCTGTACCAGACGTCATGCTGACTGAAATCCATCGGCAGGCAGCGGATAGTCCGATCTTGCGGCTCGCGACCATGGCCCGCCACGGCCAGGAAATTCCCTTCGGAGCTTTCGACGACCAGGTCTGGAAGATGTCGCGTCATGCGGTTTGTCCTGCCCAGATGTTGCAGGGCGAACAGGTCATTTGTGGAACGCACGCAACGCGGCGTCACTTGAACTCCGCCATGAAGACGGCAGCTGGTTTCACCGCTGACTACCCGAGCGGAGCTGGCGAAAAGATCATCTGCCTGCGCAATCGTCACGATCTCGGGTTGATCAATGGCATGTTCCTAACCCTGTCTGATGTGCAGGGGCATCCGCACACTGACCGGGCTTTCCAAGCAAATGTTCAAACGGATGATGGCCTGTTTGTCCCTGGCGTTCAGGAGTTTTGGCGCGGTGAATTTGATGATCACGTTCGCTTCGATCCGGATCGGCAACGCCGCGAAGCAATTGCATGTCGTCGGCTGATCCAATCCAGCTGGGGTTACGCGATCACCTGCCACAAAGCGCAAGGGTCACAATGGTCCAATGTCGTCGTTTTTGACGACGGCTTTGGTCGCACCCCCGATGACAGAAAACGCTGGCTCTACACCGCAATAACTCGGGCTGAGCACGGCCTTCTTCTCTTGGCGTAGGAGGCCTAAATGAGCGCAGTGGTCATCGACCTTAACGACGTCGTCCCAAACCATGGCGAAACGCAACGCTACGATCTTGACCTTATTGTCCAGCGTCTGCGCGAAACCGCTGAGACTTGGGTGCCGCCTTTGTTTCCGAACGGCAAACGTGTCGGTGATGAATGGCGGCTGGCGAATATTCGCGGCGAGGCCCCGCGCAACACCGGCTCCTGTGTCATCGCCCTGCGCGGTCCGCATGCCGGCGACTGGATCGATTTTGATGGGAATGCAGGTGGCGGGCCGATCAGCACGATCGAAGAAGGGACAGGTCTGACTGGGCGTGATCTGATCGTTGAGGCCGCCGATACAGCGGGCGTTTTGCCAGGGGCCCCCTCTCGTCAGGCACCCGTATCCAAACCGGCGCCGAAACGTGATGTTGCACAGGACATTGCCCACATTCTGTCGCGCGCGATGCCCATCAGGGAAACGCCTGGCGCGCAGTACCTGCAAGGGCGTGGTTTGGAGTTGCCGACGGACAGCGACCTCCTGTTCCATGGTGATCTGACCCATTGGGAAACCAAGACGGGCTATGCTGCCTTGCTGGGCCAAGTGCGGGATCGCAGCGGCGAGGTCATCGGCCTCCATCGCACCTACCTCGTTACGGAAGGGAACGAGGTGCGCAAAGCCCCGATTGCCAAGCCCAAGATGATGCTGGGCCGCATTGCAGGCGGCGCCGTTCGGTTGGCATCGATCGGTAAAGATGGTCGCCTCGCACTCTGCGAAGGCATCGAAACGGGCCTTGCGGTGATGACGGCCTGCCAAGACCTGCCGGTCTGGGCCACGCTCTCCACCTCAGGGCTTGAACAGGTGGAATTGCCGCCGGCGGCTCAGCGCGTGCTGATCCTCGCCGATCATGATGCATCGGGCGCCGGGTTGCGCGCGGCTGAGGCGAGTGCTCGCCGCCTACGCGCTCAGGGCCGCGATGTCGCCATCGCAATCCCGCCTGAGGAGGGCGAGGACTTCAACGATATGTTGTTGCGGGCGGGAGCATCATCCATTGCACAGTTGATCTCGGCCACTGAACAGGAGGTCGATGCCGACGCCCTGCTGCAAATTGGCCAGCACCGGCCGCTGAATTACCAAGGCAGCGGCAATGATATCCCCGTCCTGCGCGCTGATGAGGGCGATCTTGGCCGTGCCGTGGCGCAGGTCTGGAGCGTGGTCATGGCCTCGAACCGAACACCCTGGGTGTTCCGCTTCGCAGGCCAACCCACCTGGGTGGTACCCGATGACGAAGGCCGTCCTGTCGCTACGATCCTGAATGAAGAGCGTCTGCGCCACATGCTGGCGCGACTGGCCCGGTGGGTACGCGAAAACGCCAAGGGAGATTTGCTGCCCGCGCCGCCGCCGGTGGCAACAGTGAAATCGGTGCTTGCCACGCCCGATCCCGCGCTGCCGGTGCTGACGGGCATCGTGAATACGCCTGTCTTCGGACGCAGCGGCACGCTGATCACGGCGCCTGGCTATCATCCTGATGCGCGGCTGCTCTACGTCCCGGCACCGGGCTTCACCGTGCCAGATATCCCGAAGCGCCCCACAGAGGCGGAGATTACTGCGGCCCGCGAGCTGATCTGCGACGACCTCTTCGGCGACTTCCCCTTCACCGGGGAGGCGGAGCGCGCCCACGTGGTGGCGCTGCTGCTGCTTGGCTTCCTGCGCGGCATGGTCGACGGGCCCACGCCGCTGCATCTGATCGAAAAGCCCACGCCTGGCACTGGGGCCACGCTGATGGTTGACGCCGTGGCCACGATCCTGACCGGCACCGGGGCCAGCGTCATGACCGAGGGACGAGACGACGAGGAATGGCGTAAGCGCGTCACCGCAAAGCTGCGCCAGATCCCCTCCATCATCCTGATCGATAACCTGCGGGCCAAACTCGATAGCTCGGCCGTTGCCGCGGCGCTCACTGCACCCTTTTGGGAGGATCGCGTTCTTGGGCAGTCCGAGATGACCCGGCTGCCGATCCGCTGTCTGTGGATCGCCACGGGCAACAACCCCGAGTTTTCGAACGAGATGGCCCGCCGCCTTGTGCGCATCCGGCTCGATGCAAACGTCGAGCGCCCCTGGCAGCGTGCAGGCTTCCGCCATCCTGACCTCATGGTCTGGATCCGTGCCAACCGTGCGCGCATCGTGGCGGCCTGCCTGACGCTCTGCCAGGCCTGGATTGCCGCAGGTAAGCCGCGTGGCACCAAGACCATCGGCTCCTATGAAAACTGGGCGCAGGTGATCGGGGGCGTGCTGGAGACGGCCGGCATCCCGGGGTTTCTGACCAACCTCGAGGACATGATGGCTGCCTCCGATAGCGAGGGCGCGGGCTGGAGCGCCTTCATCGCCGCCTGGTGGGATCGGTTTGGGACGGCACCGGTCGGGTCTGCGGACTTGTTCGATGTTGCAATAGCCTGTGACCCGACACCGCCCATGAGCGGCAATAACCATCACGCTCAGAAAACGGCTTTCGGCATGTCGATTTCGCGCATGCGGGATCGGGTGTTCCGGCTCGAAACACGCGCCGTTCGGGTCCGGAAAGCTGGCGTCTTGCACAAAACGATACGGTGGCAACTCGAGCTCTGTGATGTTGAGTCGCCGTCAAATGCAGCTAATCAACCTGAGGTTGGGGGGCCTTTGCCCTCAGGTGGGGGCCTCGAAAAGGAAGGCCCCCACAGGCAACATGCTGAAAACAATAACAAATGGGGGCCTTGGGGGGCTTGGGGGCCTATTTCGACCCCTTCGCACACGCGCATGCGCGCGCACGCGCACGACCGGGATGACCCGGAAAAAGGCCCCCAAGGCCCCCAAGCCCCCCAAAGCGATGAAAAAACAGAGGCTTACGGATGGGGGCCTAGGTGGGGACTTCAAAATGAAGGCCCCCCAAGGCCCCCACCCCCCGATTGGCTGAAGGATCTCGACCCATGAGGCCACCAGCATTCCAATTCAATCCGACGACGGCGGCCCGCACCGCCAAGCACATGACCGCCGTCGTCTACCACCCCGAGCAGTCCACCAGAAAAGGAGACCACCCATGGCTGACCTGACTCTCGCCAGCGCCGATGTCGGCGCAACCCCGAAAATGCCGATGTCGGCAGAACCCGCGCGCACGATCCTTGCCCTTGATCTCGGCACCACAACCGGCTGGGCTATCCGTGGCTTTGATGGGCTGATCACCAGTGGAACCGTCAGCTTCAAGCCAGGCCGCTACGATGGTGGCGGTATGCGCTACCTGCGTTTCACCAACTGGCTTTCTGAGATCGATCGCCTGTCCGGTCCGGTCGAAGCAATCTACTTTGAAGAAGTGCGCCGGCACGCAGGCACGGACGCAGCCCACGTTTATGGGGGCCTCATGGCCACGCTGGAGACCTGGGCGGAGCTGCGGGGTGTGCCATACCAGGGCGTGCCGGTTGGTACCATCAAGCGCCACGCCACCGGTCACGGCAATGCGAACAAGCAGGCCATGATCGACGCCGCCCACAAGCGCGGCTTTAGCCCCACCGATGACAATGAGGCGGATGCCATCGCCATTTTGCTGTGGGCAATCGAAACGCAGGGAGGGCTGGCCTGATGGGTATGCGCTTCACTCCCAAGGGTTATGGCGGCAATCGCCGTGACCCTGATCAAGTCAAGCGCGATGGCTGGCATGAGCAGCACATGCTTGCGGTCTCGCTCGACGATCATCGGCTCACCTGGCCGGAACGCGAACTGGTTCGCCAGCTGGGCGAGAAACTTTATGGCAAGCTGCCAGCCCTAAGGGAGGTGCGTCATGGCCGATGA